TAGCTCAACATATATTGAAATTTGCTCATTTGAGCCTTTAATTTTCAATTTTTTTTGTTTTTTCAACTAATTCCTTAACTCCATCACGATATTGTGTCTCTCTCGCTTTCTTATACATTGATGGGTCTAATACACCCTTTAAATCAGGGAGTCTATTATGTTCATGTTGTTTAGAACCATCTTTCTCTAACTTCTCTTTAATTCCATGTATACAATAGTTATTAACTTCACAATCATAGCAATATAGCTTATGGTCTTCTGGACACATATAACAGAACTCTACCACTTTTCTACATTTAGAACATTTAAACAAAACCTGACCCTCTTCAACATCTCTTATGTCTGGATTAACCTTTCTTCTTAATGCCTCTTCTGATACACCACTTACATTAATAAACTTTCTTTTAGCTTTCTCGTGTAATTCAGCGTCTATTGTTATCATTACATTCTTTTTCATTCTGTAGCCACATATATGTCATAATTACATTTAGGACATTTAACCCAACTTTCCCAACCTATTATGTTGGTATATACCTGAAATTCATGGTTACAGTTGTTGCATAATACATCATCCATAAGTACAAGAAAACACTCATATATATAAATGTATGTATTAACCTACGTTTCCAGTGGAAAACCCCCCCTACAACCCCCCCAGTTAGAAACCTATGTATATATGTCCTTAGTTAGTTACTATTACATCTAGCAGAATCATACGCAGACAAGGGTAGATAGGAGGGCTTGTATATAACCTTTCATAATCACTCTTTAGTTAATGTGTTTCGCTCAAACAATACATAGCTTTTAATAGTTTGGAATACTCTCAAATCTGTGATTTGAGTTATACCCTTCTATCAATCGCTCGTTTCACTCGCTCAACACAATAACTAAAGGCTTTCTATTTGCCTATTTCTATGCAATTCCCCCCCTTTGCACAAGGCAAACCGCTCCTAAATATGCGGTTTGCAGTTAGTTCTTGTGCAAATTCCCCCCCTTGCCTTGCTTATTCAGTGCTTCAATGTATTAGTTAATCGGTACACCGAATAACTCAGTGGTATATGCGTTATCTCCATAGGAAATAGAGGTAAGCAGACCTTCATTTCCAGTGGAACAATGCTATATTTTAATAGTAGTGTCTAACTTTAGAGCGTATCGTTGCTCTACGTGGCTAATTTAAGCTTAGCGAGAGTCAGAGAGCAAGTATGAGCAAGTGTTTCAAACCCCCCAGCGAAATTTAAATTATTTTTTTATTTTTAAAAAAAAAGAAAAAGAGTGTGGAAGATAGTTGAAAAAGAGGACTCCCACTCTCTTATGAATATAGAAAAGTATATAAATCTTTTTAATCTTTTTAATTTAGAAAAAAAATGACAACTGATTTAGACATTGAGATACAAACCAAAGAGGAAGTAGAATGGAACAACCTAAAGGAGATAACAGAGAAGAGGATAATGTCAGCAAGTATACAGAAGATACTAGACAAGGTACTTCTAGAGACCTGCGAGAAGGAACTAGCCAAGATAAAGGACTCAAATTAGATAACTGGCAGAAAGATATTCTCAAAGCTGATGGACATATATGTCTCTGTACTGGTAGGCAGGTAGGCAAAACTACTATTCTAGCTATTAAGGCTTGTCATTACATGATGGACAACCCAGAGTCTAGGGTTCTGGTTGTATCATTAACAGAAGACCAAGCTCAATTAATCATTATGATGATACAGAACTATATGGAAACTCACTATAAACCACTTCTAAAGGTTGCAAATAAGTCTAAGTCTCAAACTCAAACTAAGAACAAGATCATGATTAAGAACAAGTCGCAGGTTCTAAGTAGACCAGTTGGACAAACAGGGGATGCTGTTAGAGGGTTCACTGGAGATGTATTGATAATAGACGAAGCTGCTAAGATGAACCAGTATATCTTCGACTCTGCTAAACCTACTCTATTAACAACAGGTGGGAAAATATGGATGTGTTCTACTCCATTTGGAAAACAGGGTTATTTCTATGAGTCATGGCTTAACAAACACAATAGATTCCAGATATTCCATATATCCAGCGAAGAAGTGATAACTAATAGACCCCTTTCTAGTTCTTGGACAGAGGAACAACGAAAAGGTGGATTGAAGATGTTAGAAGAAGAGAAGTTGGATATGGGAGAGATTGCTTATGCTCAAGAGTTCTTAGGGCAGTTCATGGATGATCTTAGGATGTTCTTCTCTGAGGAGTGGATAGAGAAGGTTTGTACAGAGAAGAGGGATAGGGAAAGAAGACCAGATGGTAGATACTTCTTAGGCATTGATGTAGCAAGGATGGGGGATGACTCTAGCACTTTTGAGATAGTGGAAAGAGTGTCTAAGAACTATATTAGGCAAATGGAGAACATAGTTACTAAAAAACAGCTAACAAACCAGACTTTCGACCGAATAGTAGGCCTAAACAAGCTATGGAACTTCAAAAGAGAGGGTATTGGTATAGATGCTGGTGCTGGAAGTCTTGGAGTTGGGTTATTGGACTTCCTAAGGAAAGAGGCATCTATTGGGAGTAGAGTTGTTGCTCTTAACAATAGAAAAGTGGTATTAGATAGGTTTAATCAAGAAACAAGGGGTTTATTAAAGGAAGATATGTACGATAACCTTAGGGCTTTAGGCGAAAGGGGGTTCTTAAAGCTCCTAAATGATGAAGACTTAAAGAATAGCTTTAGATGTGTTCAAATAGATCATGTTATTAAGGAAGGTATGAAAACAAAGGTTAAGATATTCGGAAGAGATGCTCATATAGTAGAAGGGCTAATTAGAGCTGTTTGGTTAGCAAATAGCAAAAATATAAATACCTTTATAGGTTCACTTTAGGCATGGAAGTTCAAGATAAACACATCAACCTAGCAAAGTTCTTAGAATTCTTTAAACCAGAGGCAGATACAACTTCTGAAAAGATAGCAATGTCAAACGAGGATTTTATGAAAATAGCTTCTACTCTTAAACTAAATAGACTCTTAGAGTTGTTGATTAATAGATTATAATGGCTTGGACATTGTGTACTAGTGGAAGTGCAATAGCAAGGGCTGGTGCTAATGCCAATTCTGCAATTACTGGGTATGGTTCTGCTGAAATGGCTACGGCATTAGATAGATTTAGCGATGATGTAGAGGGAACTATCTGTACTAAGATACATAGTGATGTTGTAACTAATTTTAGTTCTTATGCTACTCTAATACAGGGAGCTTTAGCAGATGCAGCTGCCTCATGGATAGCTAATAGAATTATTGTTTATGATATGAGTGGTTATACTTCTAGGCAAGAGGCTGGAACTATGTTAGACTTTAATGATGACTCAGCTAATGAGGCAATAAAGAAATTACAGCAAAAGAACTTCCAGAGGTTTAGTACATAATGGCGATTAAGAAACAATATGCAAAGAGTCAAGAAACAGCGATTGCTAGTTATAATTATACTGATATAGCAACAGGTGCTGGGAATATCCTTTTCTATGGGGGGGATGTGTCTGGTTCTGCTATATTAACAACTACTTCTACAATGTTGGGGTATAATGGATATACAAGAACAACTAATGGATCTCCAACCACAACAACTATTACTTTTGATGCAACATTTGAAAGACCAGTTAATCTAAGAGGGAAGGGTTATATAGTTATTCCCTATGGCTACCGAAATGACTCCGGTGGAACACTATCTTTCTCTCCATCAGTTGTTTATACTCTTAACAAAGTAGATGCTGCATCTGTCTCTACATCTATTGGTTCTGGCTCTGGTGGTATGTATTTTAATACTATAACAGATGGATCTTATGGTTGGGATAATGTAACATTTGAATTTAATATTACTACTACATTACACTTAAAGACAGGGGATACTCTAAGGTTCACAGCTACCATACCTAAGACTCCTAATGCATCTACTTTCTTATATATGGGGCATGACCCAGCTAATCGTACTAACTTATATGAAGGAGCAGAGGAGATAGTGTGGACAACTTCACAGCTACAAGTGTCAGCTCCCTTTAAGATAGACTTATAAAATGGAATTAGATATACAACAAACAAGCACAATAGACCTCACTGGAACTCCAGACTTCAAGGTTCAAGCAGAAAGCACAGATGGAACTACTGGGAAAGGCACTATCTGGACATTTCCTAAGTTTGCAGAGAGATATGGATACTACCTAAAGATACCAGAACTAAAGAAGGCAATAGATGTATACGCTACATGGGTATTAGGGAAGGGGTTAGAAACAGAGAACCCAAAAGACCAAGTAGAAATAGATAATATTAATGGATGGGGAGAAGATACCTTCTTATCTATTATGTGGAATATGCTTGTTATTAAGAAGGTTAATGGAGATAGTTTTGCAGAGATTATAAGGAATGAGGAGAATTCTTTAATTAATCTTAAGCCACTAACTCCTCAAAGAATGAAGGTAATAGTTAGTGATAAGGGAGTAGTAGAGAAGTATGTTTATGAGAATGTTAAGGGAAGCAAAGAGTTTCAACCAAACAAGATACTACACCTAGTTAATGATAGGGTAGCAGATAATATTCATGGAGAGAGTGTAATAGACTCTATTAAGTGGACAATAGACGCAGTTCAAGAGTCTCTAGCAGATAAGAGAAGACAACTACATAGGTCTACTATGCGAGTAATGGAAGTAGACGAGGATGATAAGACTAGACTAACAGCATTGAAGAGAGATTATAAAGAAGCTATCAAGTCTGGAGATGTTCTATTAGTACCAAAGGGAACAGGGAGTTTTCAAGACCTAGCTCCATCTAATACAGAGCATATAGAGTGGACAAGATACTTAGAGAATAGGTTCTACAAAGCTGTTGGTATTCCAAAGACATTAGTTGGAGACGCAGAGGGAATAACAGAGTCAGGTGGGAAGGTGGCTTATCTATCTCACGAGCCAATATATACTAGAGAAGTAACAGAGTTAGAAGCAGACTTATTAAAGCAATTAGGAATTAGAGTCACATTTAATAAACAAGCATCTCTACAAGAGGGGATGAATGACACAGCAGATAAGAGCAATGCACAAACTAGCTTTCAACCACAAGACACACAGGAGACACCAATATCACAATGACAACAAAAAAAATAGTAGAAAGCAAGCACAAGCCTCTTATTGAGACTCTCATTAATACAGCAGCTCTGGCTATGGCTGCAGCTGGTACTAACTTCGCCATACAAGGACAATGGTATGGTATGTGTTTAATCCTATTTGCAGCAGGTCTAGAGTTCTTCAAGTATTGGGGAAGAAAACAAAACTACTGGTAATAAACAATGGCTAAGAAAAAGAAAACAACGAACGAACTACTAGGTTTTAAAGAGCCAGAGCAACCTAGTTTTCTAAAGGCAGGTACTTCTTCAATAGAGGATAGACCAAAAAACCAATTTGCTTTAGGGGGTACAGAAGCTGGAGCAGAAATGGAAGCTAAGGGGAGATTAGGAAAACAGGGAAGGATAGCAGCTGGAGATGTAGTATTACCAGCGAGAGAAGTAGAGGCACAGATGAGACAAAGAAGTACTGGAGCTTTAGACATAGAACAACAACAAGTACAAGAGAAACTTAGACTAGAACAAGGGAAATTTAAACAAGAAGATGTAGAAAAGATATTTTCTGGAGTAGAGGAAATTGGGGAAGTAGAGGGTGGAATAATTCAAGAAGCAGAAGCTGTTAGACAACTAGAAGAGAGGGCAAGAAAAAATAAACAGATTAAAAACTATATGAAACAAGGGCTTACCGAAGAAGAAGCAGAATGGGCATACCAACAAATATTTTCAAACCCAGAATTCTCACTAAGGCAAAGTCAGGGAGACAAAGCTGTTGCTGCTTTAAGGCAGACTCTTGGAGACGCCTTTCAAGACTTTCTTGGAATAAGTCTTAATACTTTTCTAGACCAAGCTAGTGACCCCACAGAACTCTCGGCACTTACTGGAGAGATGAGCGAAGCAGCTAGTTTATTACCAGCAATAGAGGGAGCTGTTCAGAGCGAGGGTATTTCTCCATTTCAAGCACTAGCAGAATTAAATAGTGCAGAAAAGGATGGAGTAATAATAAGAGGAGATATGGATAGACTAGCAGTTCTTAGACCAGAGATTGTACAGACAAAAGAATACCATGAAATGAGAAAAGAGTTAGAAGTATATATTGCAGATATAAGAGACGCAAGAAGCACAGCTCTAGAGAAACTTAGAACAACATCTCCAGAGTTTAATGTTTTAGAGACTCAAGGTTATATAAATCAAATAAAGGGGAAGGAATGAAAATCTTTTGGAGAGCATTTTGGGGGGGAATTATAGGCGCTTTCTTTGGAACACTAATAACTCTTTGGCTTTTGAGGGTTGTTTAACCAAAAGATATTTAAAGAACTATATATATAATTCTATATGACAGAAGAAAACAAACCTATTGAGGAAAAGCTAGAGGAAAAACCATCATTTCTAGACGAGGTTAGGAAGGAGAAAGAAGAACTAGCTAAGATAAGAGATGACTTAAAGGAGCTAAGAGCTAAGCAAATCCTAAGTGGAGAAGCAGACGCTGGACAAGTAGAGGAGAAACCTAAAGAAGAGACAGCTCAAGAGTACGGCGCTAGAATGCTCAAAGGAGTTTAAAATCCACGCAGTATTTATTCCCTATGGGAAGAAGGAATGGGTAGACATATTCATAAGAGATATGTGTTCCCAAAAGCTAACTATGAGAATGTATAAGGATGGAGAGAAAGACATCCATCAACCCATAGAGTGTCAAGTTAGAATACTACCAGCTGGACTATA